TTGGAGGAGAAAGAATATCGAAATCTTTCAGTAGATCGTCAGACATACTCAAACCCCCTGCTCGTCCAGGATCTCGAAAAGCTGGTCGCCTGCGGTCCTGGTTGGATCGATAATACCTTTAAGCTCGATTGGTACCGCGACCGGGTCTTCTGAGTCATCACCAGGAAGTTTAAGCTCGATCCCTTTCTGGTTTTTGGCTGCATAGATTGTGATCTGGAATTTTTTACCGGCTGCGTTCGTATTAGTCAACCGGACCACGCGGGGATTAATTATATTTTTGCCTCCGGTGCTGAGTTTTGCGGAAGCGTTAGGAGTGTAGGTATAGGTAACTTTGACAGTATCCCCATCTGCTATATTTGAGGATGTTGCGACTCTGCCAATAACGGGCCATCCTGCAGCGTCAACCCCTAAAACATAATCGGTATTTCTGACCGTTTCGCCGCCGTCGGACCCCTTAACGACTATAGAAGTAGGCTCGGACCCGTCGCCGTTCTTGTTTGCGAGTCTTACCATTTTGGTACCTGTCAGTTTTACGGGCTCGTCGGTAACTGTAACCGGATCGCCTGCGATGGGTGTATAAGTGTCGATACCTCCCCTTATCAAATTAAGATTACTGAGGTCTACTTCCCACAAATCAAATCTAGCGGTTGCGTAGTGTTCACGGACCCCGACTGTTATCTCTGGGGCGTTATCGGGCTTCAAAACGATAGGGGTAAACTCTTCGGTAAACTCGATATTTTGAGCTGTCCCAAGGTTTACAAGACTCGCCACGTCTTCGCCTACTTCTATTTTTGCAGATCCAAATCTGATACTGTTTACTTTCTGGGTTGTCGTTTGATAGTTAACCATTTTTTTCACTTCCTGTATATCACTTTAAAATCAATTGGAATGTGATAGACGCCCACGTTTGAATCGTAGAAATCAGGGGCATCTATCGGAATAATTCGTATTATTGTTACGTTGTTAACGGTACCCGAGAACCCCTCTAAGGCATCCGTTACGACTTTTTTTAAGTTTAAACATTCCTCGTAATCCTCTGCCCAACATGACACTTGAAAGCGGGGGAAACCTGAAACCTGTTTATATGGGTCTGAAACTTTGAAGTAAGATATCGCTGGAAGTTTACAGTTTAAGGGCAATTCTAAGGGAAATATCCGATTTCCGGCATATTGTACGATATTAGGATCAGATAACAAAATGTCCCGTACTGCTGCCTCGATCATTTTTAACATCCTGCTTTTTATCGGTACTTTCTTGTTACTGCATTAATCGACTTCTCGAAAGCTGCCTGGATCTCTGCCTCGTTTTCGTCGAGAGCAGGACGGAGAAAGGGCCGGGGGCGCTGGTTGAACCTTCGCCCTAGTCTATCGGTATCCATGAACCCATATTCGAGCCTGGGCCCGTATTCCACAGCGGTACCGATTTGGCTTTCCACTCTACCAGGCTGGGAAATTTGCCGAAGTTCTTTTATAGAGTTCATCAGGTTCCCGGTTATCCTGTGAGGGAAGGAATTACCGCCGCGTTCTGAGTTTGCTTTCGCTTCTCTTTCCACTACGATAGCCGCCTGTGAAACAGCGTCGGCTAGTGCTTTTTCAAGCTCTCTTTCTATGCCGTCAAATTTTGCCTGGAGCTCTTTAACGCCCTCGACTTTGATTTTAAACATCTCAGCCATTGCGTTTTTCTACCGCCTGCAATTCTGCTTCAATATGGTCTATTATCGAGGAAAATAACCGATAATGTGCGGTAACTTTCAACACTTTGTATGTTTTATTAAATCCGGGTACATCACCAAGAATATAATCGCCCTCTTCTATGTTTGTAGTTCCAGGAAGGAAGATGAGTGGACCTTTTACGATGTAATCACCACTCTCAAAGTTTTGTATTCCTTCCCCTGATCTATGAACCTCAGAAAATAGACATTTAACAGGGGTCTGTTTTGTAGAGGTAATAGGAGTACCAACGCCGTTAGTATGTGGGATCTGACTGCCTGAGACTTTCGCATGCTCTGTGTCGCCTTCTTTGAGAGTTTCCCCGTCTAGAAAAAGACCAGAGACAAAAGATAGAATCAGGTATCCGGCTGCATCTCCAGAAACCCAATTGCCAGACTCAACAACTACCGTTTTTATAGTGCCGTTGGCTTTAGAAATCGAGCCTGAAACTGGGTGTCCTTCATAGAACGGATTGCTTCCAGAGACAAAATTAAGCCTCTGGTCTTGAACAGATTGTATTATTTTGCAGGTGTGTACCATCCCAAAATCTAACGAGTTCATTCAAAGACCAACGCCGATTTTATATCTTATGGTTTACACTTCCTAAGCCAACCCTTCCGTATAATCTGGTATTAGCTGAATAGAGATATTTTCGCAGGTACCGGTTTGAATTGTCTTCGTAATACCGGATTTCCTGGTTAATGTCGTTTTGTTGCTCTCCACTGCCGTGTTTTACTCTTGCTGCAAGCTCCCCAGTGAGTTTCATCCTGCGAAGGACAGCCGCGTAAATCGCGTTTTTTCCTGCAGAAATTAGCAGAGGGTTACTCTCGTCTGTAGTCCCAGCCCTTACGAGGATCTCCTTAGAGATCTCGTTTATAATTCCCAGGATGTCCTCGTCTTTGAGGGTGGACGTGTGAACTACAGCCCGGACCTCTCCCACGGTAGCGAAGACCATTATATCACCTGCGTTTTTTGGGAGGCTCGGCACCTGCTCCTGAATCGGCGATCCTCGCAGAACCTCCGGGGGCTGGGGTGTCGTCCTCTACCTCTTCGTAGTCGACTACTTGGGGTACATATTTCGCGACAGATAGCCCGAGCTGTCTAACTTTCGCTTTCGGGAGGTCGATTATATCGCCTCTCTTAAACTTTTTTACCTCCCCGTTAATCTCGACTTCTAACAAAAGGACTTTTACTTCTACCTTCAACAAATCACCTTTTTTATTAGGTTGTGTTATTCTCCGGTTGCGTAAGTTAGGTTTGAAATCTTCCCGAGTGCAGCTTCCTGCTTAATTCTCAGGACACCGGCAGAGAATACACGGCCTCCAATGTTTCCGGTTTTCTGATACTCCGGGGTTTTGGGGTCTGTCTGGAAGTCTGCTGTAAGGTAGAAATCGACAAAAGGCTCTCCGACTGAGGGATCGGGTACAAGCACGGACTGGTTAGGCGCGAGGATTGTACCAACGGAGACTAGCTCACCGCCGTTAAGCATGTCTAGGACGTCGGGCAGCTCTTTTACTCCATTTTTGTTTCTTATGCTCCTTATTTTGTGATAAGCAGCCGAAGGAACGGCCCAGTTCCACTTTATGCGGTCCACCGGGACGCCTGCATCGTCCATGAGGTTTAGACACCCTGAAACGGCTTTTGTTGCCATTCCGAAAGTTTCCAGGTTGGTAGCTGTGTTATAGTCCACCCCGGCACCCTGATAAAGGCCGGGTATATCGTAGTTTGTCCCATCCCTTGTAACGCCGTCGATGATTGCGGCGTCTTCGACCTTTGCGGCTGCGTAGCCTGCAGCGATCGCGTTAGCTGCGTCAATGTCAGTACCGCGAGCGTTCCAGCTCTCATAGATCCTGCGGTCGATCTCGTATTCCTTCCAGTAAACTGGAATTTTGGAATTTGTGAGGGTCGCGTCGATCTGGTCCTTATTCCCGGATGTGAAGGAATAGGAGACCATACCCTCGGACATTTCGATAATTTTGCCCCATTCTACGTTTGAGATCTCGAAACCCTGCGGGGGGGTCACATATACGAGAGTTCTGCCTTTCAAGACCTGGCGCAGAGGGTCTACGAGTTTTTCGTCGATCTTCTTAGAAAATTCGGCTATTGCGTTAGTCATGTTTTTTTAGCCCCCTTAAATCAGACACTTGTATACGACGTCAGCGGCTGCGCTTGATGCGTTTGCTGTTGTCTCGATCTTTCCGACTTGGATAACTCCCGGACTGTCGATAATTAGAAAAATCTCACCTGCGACGTCGTGGTTCGTGGTTGTATATGTTACCTCTTTACCACCATCAGGCACTAGGTAGCCGGTAGGAATTGAAGCATATAACGCGGGTGAATCTGCGCTTTTTATGTCGGTTTCGACAAGCAGAGCGCCTAAAGTGTTGTTAGCTGCTGTAGCGTCTACGTTGTTATGCTCCACAAGTCCAGCGACCGAGCAGCTTTCCCCATCGAGGAAACCGTCGGCGTCTCCATTTGCTGTCGAGTATGTACCGACGTCTATTGTAGCATTGGCGACGGCTGTATCCACTTTTATAATACAGTCTCGAACCACTACCCCAGCCGGAAGAACTACGCCGGTCCTCTTTTCGGTGGTACTCTTTCCGAAGGGAATTCTAATTCCTGTTTTCCCTCCGAGTATTACGCCGGGTATTACCATCCCATCGGACCAGGAAAGGAGTATCTCGCCCTTTTTCCCTATTGTCCCGGCTGCGAGACCTCCCGGACTTATTGCCGTAAAGTCTCCGCTAAGAACTGGGGCCATAGCTCCGGCTGCATAAAGCCCGGCTCTTGTATCTGGTTTAAAGGACGGGTGAGCCTGTTCATATCCAAGAATACCGATAGGAGGCTTAAGCCCATCACATACGACTATATCATCGTCGTTGGTTCCTCTCATTACTAAGCGGCCGGGCTTACAATTTGTAGCGGTCTCGATTTTGAGCTCCTGGACCGTGGGGTCGCCTGCTACAACTATCTGATTATTTGGAGGCTGAAATCCTGAGTATGCCATTAGTTAACCCACTCCTTCTTTTTTGAGTCCCATCTCCCAACCGTGAACCCTGTGGGGTTGTTGTTGCTGGTGGGATAGGAGAAACCAGAGCCGGAGGCTGCGGCTTTTTTAATCCCGCCAAGGTCTTCGGCGAGCTTGTTAAGGTCGGCTGCTGAAAGGCTCTTAAAGTCTTCTGGCTTTGTTTCGAGTCCTAACCTCTCGCGAGCTGCAGCGAAGGCAGCGAAAGCGTTATCCCTTTCGAGCTTTGCGGCGATCTCCTTGTCGTGTTTTTCAAGAGCTGCCGCGATCCTGTTTTCAAGTTCCGAAATAGGTACCATTTTCGCTTTTTCGACTTGCAGCGAGGCGATAAGTTTTTTATCTTCCTCGATCTGTTTTTCGAGCTTTGCATTAGACGCTTTAAGCTCTTCGACTTCTTTTTCAAGAGCTGCGACGTCTCCACCTTCTCCACCGTTTCCACCGTCTCCGGTTTCGCCTTGGAGTGCCTTCGCTTTTAACTCGGCGAGCTCCTTTTCAGCGTCGGCGAGTTTCTTTTTAAGCTCCTCGACTGTCTCTTCTGACGTGGTTTCACCTTCTGTTTTTGCTGCTGCTTTTCTAATAAAAAATTCAGACGTTATTCTGATACCCTTTTTGGTGCCGTCCGACGCTGATACTACTTTCCAGGTTGAGGTCGGCCAAGCGGGATCATTTACGATTGTAATGCTTTCGACTGCGATCCCGTGGACCCATCCCCCGGCATCGATATCGTTAAACCCTACAAAAACGCTCCAGTTGTTTTTCCAGGTCGAGTCCTCGATCTTTTGGGCTGCGATTGAGTCGGTTATCTCGGCTTTGACTTTTATGTCGTCTCCTTCTCGCCATGCGTCGACTACGTGGCCGATTTCGCTAAAAGGGTCGCCCATAACGTCGCAGCCGTGGGGATCAATACGAGAGCATACCCGGACCACAGAGCTTTTCAGGGTAGCGATAGCGTTATCTACTTCCGTGAACGGCACGCCCCATCCATTCGCGTTAATTTTCCCGAGTGGGAAAGCGGTACCCTCGATAAAAACGCTCATTTAAGACAGTATCAACGTTAACAGATAAAAATATATCTATAAAATGACCACGATAAAAATTGTTATGCATTGTTTTTTTATTTAACAGGTTGATAAGCCTCTATAAAATTAAACATAGGTTTATAGGTGGATAAGTTAAAAGTAGTAGGTAAAATCTGCTTGTTTACAGAGTAGTCGGTAAAATGTCCAGGAATACCAACCAGTTTACCGATAGCGAAAACTAGGACAAAAAGGAAAAGACTTAAATAACGGGAAGCCTGAAAAAAGATATCTCTTATTATCTCTCTATTACTTTATACGAATACGTATTCGTATAATTAATTAATTAATTAATAAGAGATATCTTTTTTTCGAGGCTCCTGGTATATAAAAGAGTAGGTAGAAAGGTAAGGAAAACGTTACCAGGAGCCGGTTTAATCTCGAAGTGTTCCTGGCTATTTCTCGGGCTTCCATGATGCGAGTAGTTGGGTATGTTTTGTATTCGATCCCCAAAAAGTATAAATAACATTGGGGATATATAGAGTATTGCAGTAGGGCATTAGCCCGAAGTTATAGGAGAAAATGATTATGATCACAATAAATGGAAGAAATGTAAACCTCTATGAAACGATGTATGAATATGTACAAGACGCCGACCTATCATACTATGAAATTTCAGACGGGAAAGAAAGAGAAACGCCATTCATCGAAGCCGTAAAACCAATAGAAGATTTAAATTTCAGTGTCTGGATTGACGATAAAATCACTTATGAAGGTAATAGTTTTGTAAAAGTAAACTTCGGGGAAGACGACGACCCTGAAGAACATGGAGAAAGCTTCCTGCTGGAAAGTGCCCTGGATGAAGAGGTCTTCCTGATCTACACCGAAAAACAAAAAGGAATCCCCGAATACGTGCCAGCAACAGGACAGGTTTTCAGAACTGAAGAACTCGCAAAACTAAGCGGATATTACGAGGTCGAAAAATGACCTCTAAACTCATTTTTTCCAACATTCAAACACGTACAGTATTATCAATGTCTGATATAGCCCCATCAGAGATGAAAGAGGGGCGACTAAAAGCAGGTGCGGCAATAAACGGAATAAAAGCGCACACTTCTCTAAAAATTGATATTCTTGTAGTGAAAAAAGAACCTACTCTTATTTGCGCTGACTCTGTGGAATTCGATGAAAATGATATCAGGAGAGACAAACACAAAAAACCTAAAAGAATAACTTATGAATATGAAGACATTTCTCAAAGTTCTCTCAATAAAAAACGTTTAGCAGTGGGGACTCAATTTTTTAAGGGAATTGAACCCACCGACTTTATCGAGATTATTTTACATTAATCCACAAAAACTATAGTAAAGAGTAAGGAGTGTTCTCAAATGAAAATAATTGACTTAAATAAAATAAGAAACATCAGAAAATACACTGTTGCGTCACTTTTTGCTGGTGCTGGCGGTCTAGACATGGGATTAGAATTAGCAGGTTTCAAAACCGTTTGGGCTAATGATATTGATAAAGATGCTTGTGCTACATACCGTCTATGGAGTCAGGCAGATGTTGTGCAAGGAGATATTGCAAAAATTGATTATTCTGATGTTCCAGATACAGACGTGATAACGGGTGGTTTTCCATGTCAAGGCTTTTCGTTGGCAGGACCACGAAAAATTAATGATGAAAGAAATAAATTGTATCGTTACTTTGTTAAATTAGTTGAATTAAAGCAACCTTATGCTTTTATTGCAGAAAATGTAAAAGGCATCCTTACTCTTGGCGATGGCGAAATTATTGAAGCCATAATAGAGGATTTTGCGAGCAAAGGATATGATGTATATCCTAATCTTGTTAATGCCGCTGATTATGGAGTTCCTCAAGACAGATGGCGTGTTATTCTATACGGATTTAGAAAAGATTTAGAGGTAAAAGATTTTAAATTTCCTGAGCCGTTCCCATATAAGGTTACCTTGAGAGAGGCTATCGGGGATATGCCTGAACCAAAACAGAGTGATATATGCCATGCTTCTTATTCAAGTAGGTATATGTCGAGAAACCGAAAAAGAGGTTGGGACGAAGTAAGTTATACAATTCCAGCAATGGCGAAGCAAGTTACGTTGCACCCATCTTCTCCAGACATGATTAAGATTGCTGAAGATAAGTGGATATTTGGTGAAGGGAAAACAAGAAGATTTAGTTGGCAAGAAGCAGCAGTTATACAAACTTTCCCTCGTGATATGGAATTCGTAGGAAATCTAACTTCTAAGTATCGACAGATAGGAAATGCTGTCCCAGTAAAACTTGCAGAAGTAATAGGTAAGAAATTATATGAAATACTTGAAGAGAAGTTAAATGCAAATGTTAAAGAATTAGAACAAAAAGTTGGTGAATGATGTGAGTATTCAAACAGAGTTAGGCAAAGCGTTTGAATACGCTTGTTTACAATCTATTGACCGACCCGAAGGAACGGGGTCTTCTCGCCTTCTTAGATAAAAGAGTAGGTAGAAAGGTAAGGAAAACGTTACCAGGAGCCGGTTTAATCTAGACGTGTTCCTGGCTATTTCTCGGGCTTAAAGGTATAAGAGCCTTAACAAAAAAGAGTTAGAGGCTTAGAGAGCCTCAGAATAAGCCGTTTAAACGAAGCTTCTTTAATATTTTTCGTTTCTGTACTTTATAGGCGTGGTCGATTATATCAACGAAAATATGACAGTAAACAGGGAAAACCCCGCCCAGGGTCCACCAGCCGAGATATTTGTAACTCAGGCAAAAATATGCGGCCCAGAAAAATGGAGAGTGCAAGGTTTTCCTGTGCGTTGACAGTTTCCTTATTATCAATCCTAATGGTCCCAGTCGCTTAGAGGGTATCGAAAGCGTATCTATGTCTGGAGTTATAACGAGAGTGTGCAGCAGCCACCAGACCAGACATAAAATTATAGGCACGATCTCGACGAAGCCTCCGTCGTATGCCATCACTAGAAAGACCAGGACGAGAGGCAGGGGGAGAAGGCAGAGGAATTTATGTGTATCATAATTCGGCATTTCCACCACGTGGTTCTTTCATTACAAGGCTCCTGTATTTTTTTAGCATGTGATTATTAGAACATTAACTATATAAATTATTACATATTTAAATAATTCATTTTATTTATTTAGTTGTTTAGAAGTTTACCCTGTTCAGTGAAGATAGTAAGTTTTATATATGTTGTGTGCCTTGTATATTATAGAGGTGAATAAGATGGAAGAAATCATAGAACAACTCAAGAACGAAGCAAGCAAAGAATTTGTATCGGTAGAATTCAGGAACGGACATATCCATACAGTCAAAGCATACGGATCATGGAATATGTGGGTAGGATCGGAAGCTGGAGAACTTGAAAATCAGATTGATTATATTAGATTCGTTGAGGGTAACGAAAACACAGATGTTTATGATATCCTGACAGCCGACACCGAGGAAGACGCAAAAAAGCTCGGAATCATAGATGAAGATGGGGGATGGATCTAATTTTCTGTATTAAATGTAGACATGTAGAAAGAAACGAAGAAGAAATTAACAAAATTCCAGATTAATTATATTTTTATATTTACTTTATTCACTGAAGATAGTAAGTTTTATATATGTTGTGTGCCTTGTATATTATAGAGGTTGATTATTATGAAAAAATATACTAAACAGTTCGGAACCAATGCAACAGCTAAATCGAGTCTAGAAAATATCTACCTGCAGTACGCAGGACGGTGTTCAGAAACAGGGATGTCATATTACAGACTGAGTGGATTTGTTCCCAGAGAAACGTGGAGAATGATAGCAGAACACTTCGAGAGATTTGGCTTTGACGACGCAGATGGAGAGCTTTACGGCTGGCTCACATCACAGCCGGAAGCAGTTGAGAAAATCCTCGGTGTAAAAGAGGAGCTTACCCTGGCTTATAGGAGAGAACAGGCAAAGAAGAGGAAAGAAAAGAAAGAGAAAAAAACTAAGGAGCTACAGGAAAAAATTGACGACATCAAAAAAGCCTTCTCGAAGGCTGAATATCCCGATCCAAAGAAGGAAGCTGCTCAGTACCAATCAGGATGTGAAAAAATAAGGGTGGAAGGGGAAAAAATCCAGAACCCCTTAAATCCCGAAAACCCATGGGGCGGCGGCGAATGGTGGGTGATCCAGGATAGCTGGATCTGGCATGTTCAAAATAACGGCTTCGACGGGGACGACTGGAGCCGTAACAACGTGCAGACAGGAGGAGCCGGCGCCATTGGCGTAAGGGTTCCATTCAGCGAGGAGCTCGCCGCACAAATAAGGAGCTTGAAAAAATGACAGCGCGGAAACAGAACACTCCTAAAAAATGGCCAAATCCAGGCACAGGACAAGGCAAAAACCCTAGAAAACTATGCCCAGAGTGCCTGAAACAGGGTAAAAAATACTATCTTAAAAAGTCAAGCACTCAATATACTTTAAATAAGAAGCGTAAGACATCTAACGTCTTACTGTTCTGCATAAAGTGTAAATATGTAGAAAGAAACGAAGACGAAATTAAAAAGATTCCAGATTAATTATATTTTTTATATTTACTTTCATCACTGAAGATAGTAAGTTTTAAATACTTTGAAACCTATTACTATATACTAAGTAAAGGATTACAAACAAAATACACGGAGCCAAAAGACAATGAAACAATCAATGAAACAATCAATATGGAACTGGTATAACCAGAACAAATACGATCTGAAAACAAAAAACGTATTTTGTAACTTCAACGCAGGAACAATAACACTGAAATACCCAAATGGGTTCACCTGGGAACTTCGGGCAGAAGATTTCCCGAATCGAAACGGGGAGTACGAGCAGGATGCTATACCTGGACCGTCACATCAGAGGATACTAGAAGGGGACAGCCCGACTCATCAGAAGTGGCAGGAATGAGCAGTTAAGTTAATTTCACTACCCTTATTTTTATTTACTATCTTCGCTGAAGATAGTAAGTTATATATACTTTGAAACCTAATAGTATATTGTACAACCTAAGAGAAAACGATAATAACAAAGTAATTCGGAGGAAAAGAAATGATACTCAATTTGACCCAACACAACGCAACTCCAGAACAGAAGGCTCAACTCGTAGTAGAGCCTAGAATGTGCAAAGATAAGATAAGGGAACTCCTTACTTTTGAGGAGATCCCCACGAGGGAAGAAATTGAAGCAAGAGCGAAAGAGCTCGCTAGAATAGCCACGTCCGAGGCGTCAATGTACGCCGGGGACACCGATAACGAGATATGGATTACCCGTGTAATGATCGGGGGCGCTCCATACTTAATGGGGGCGCTTGAGAAAGCACTCCGGGAATGCGGGTTTACTCCCGTGTACGCGTTTTCGAAAAGAGAGAGCGAGGAAATCCCACAGCCGGACGGGTCAGTTAAAAAAATACAGGTGTTCCGGCACGCTGGATTCGTGGAGGTATGAAAATGACCTCCCTGACATTAGCAATTTCTACTGTGTACGGTAAGTGCCCATACTTCCGCTCATGTGAGCGGATGTATGGAACTATGCGTTGTAACGGGGAAAAAAATAGCATCAAAAACTGTGGGTTGCTTGAATACTTTGTA